GAGGCAAGGCAGCAACAATGATACAAGAGAACAAAACCACTACTGGTAAGCTGTTTCAACTACCTTGTAACGCACGCTGTAACTTGATACTGAAGCGTGTGCTTAAGCGATTCAAAATACATAGGCACATTACTTTTCACTGTGCCAGGCATACGTGTGCTACTGTGCTACTGAGTAAGGGTGTGAGCTTACCTATTATACAACATATATTAGGGCATCAGAGCATCAAGACAACGCAGGTGTATTCAGCGGTGAAAGACACAACTATTAACAAGGAGATACGAAGAGCGTTTAGGTAAGGGTTCCATCGGAACTAACGGCAGCTGCTTCCTCCATACTTAGCTCTCCGTCACCGTCTTTATCCCAGTTCTCCACGCAGATGCGCTTCACCTCTGGGTCTTCAAACCTTATCCACCATTTAGCAATGTTTAAATTAAGTTTTGGGTAGTGTTGCATCAGCGCATCGTAAGTATCACGATATGCACCAGTGGTGAGGTTGATTGTACCGTCAAGCACAGGATAAGGGTCATTGCCGTATTGACCCTCTGCGTCGATTCCTTGGTAAGTACCGTCTACAAGCTGAGACAGCTTATCAAAGGTTCTTCCGTCCGTGAAGGTCTCATTAAAGCCAACACAGCGCACGTAACGCAGAGCATGAGGAACTTGCCCTACTTGTGCATCCATAATTCCAATGAGCATCTTAATAGGCTGGAGATTGTCGCAACCGCTCACGAAGTAACTCATAACGTTAGGAGCGCAACCTTCGGTGTTACACTTCTCATTGGTGAGCTTGTCGAGATTCTTTAATTCCACGTATGATGTGGAAGCAGGATAGTCGACTTCTTCGAGTGCACCACCATCAGCGAAGTGTGCTTCGGTTAGCGAGGAACCACCAGCGAGGAACTTACGCAGACGGAAGTTACTACGCATATCAAGCGAACCTCCGAGCGTAGATATATTCTGAATATCAACTTCCTCTAACGAGGTGGTGTTACCGAGCGTAAGCGAAGATATGAGTATCTTTACGTTCTGCTCGTTCTCATCACCTAATTTCAGACGCTTCAATCGCTTACCAATGATTGATAGCGCACCGTTAATTACATACGAACTCCAATCGCCTATATCGAGCAGGTAGTCGGCAGACTTGACCGAGAGCTGCTGGTCACTGGTGCCGTTAATATCTACGACTATCTCACACGGCTTACCAGCATCCGTGCGAGCACCACGCATGATTGTGGTACCGTATGCGATTGTAGGGTACAGCTTCATTGCAGGAGTCAAGCGTAATGTAATAGAGTTAGTCGTAGCGTCCGCCTGTGCAGAGGTACGAACAGTAATTGCACCTTCAGCAGTCTTTGCATCGTACTCACCAAAGGAATACTTAGACATAAGGTATTGGATGCGCTTCTTCACCCAAGCAACCTCAGGCGACTTACCATCACCGAGCGACTGACCCAGTGGGTCGGTGTCGTTAGTGTACTTACCTTGCAGCATAGCGAGCTTCATTTTTTCATACATCTTGCCATCCTCATTGTAGAGCATAGATGAGAAGTTATCAATTACAGAGAAGTAATACCTCTCGAAGTATGCAAAGAGTTTCTGCTGGTGCGTACCTTTTTGAAGTCCTCCCAGTTCCTCCATCTTCGCAAGCATACGACGCATCATCTGCGCACGCTCCTCTGGGTACGCTTGTTCCATTAAGTTCCACAACACAGACTTCTCGCCATTCCATACAGGCGTACCGTCAGCATAGGTGTCGTGGAACTCTACCCAGTAGGGCTTCTTCATTAAACCTTGGTTGATTACTGTCAGGATAGTATCAAGGTCATCCTGACGGAATTTCCATTTACTCTTTGCCATTTCTATTCTTTGTTAAAGTTATACGGATAAATGTTTTTCGCACAGTTATCCGTTGCTGCTGTTGTTTCTACGTATAGTTGATGAAAAAGAAGGTCCATGATGTCCCAGTCCTGTGGCTGCTCAGCACGGAGCTTCTGAATACGTGCTGCCTTGAATAACTCATTGAGCTGGGATGCGTCACTAACTGAGCTAAATATCGTTTCAGTTAGTCCGTACTTATCTCCGACCAACTGCTGACGAAGATTTACAACCGACACACCGCTATCAAGTGTTGAAGGGCAGAACTTCTTATACAAGCTATCGTAATAGTATAGGTTGTATTGGTTTTCATCACCAGCCTTTGCAATCCAATACTCAATGTGTGTTGAGCGTGGATCAGCGTTCAACTCGTCAAGCGTTCCATTGAAAGGCTCAATGAATGTATTGCACGAATAGATGATATTATAAGCTGTGATATACGACTCTACGAGCTGCTCTGCTCTCTGTCGAGTCTCATTGTCTGCTGTTGCCTTATCATCAGCAGGGAGGTCAGCATAATCTAAGTCCCAACAATTCTCCCAAGAGAGTTCAGAGACTTGGTACTGATACGCTTCCTCCTCCGCATTGTAGCGAATGCGTCGTTTATCCCAAGGGACTTGAAAGAGTGTCAAGCGTGGCGAGTTATCAGAGCCTTCGATTGATAAGAGGTCTGGGAACAAGTCCTTGTCATATCCAAAGGTCGCAGCATCACCTTTGTCTGGACCGAGTGTAAAGAGACCGACGAACTTGTATGTAACAGTACCGTCTTCTGCTGTTTGTTTCTCGAATCCGACGAATGTCTCTTGATAGATTGAGACTCGGGCTTCGCTGTCCTGCTCGATGCCCTCATTTGTTAAGCCTACCGCTTTCCATAGGTCGGTAAAGGAATTTACAGAGCCCATCTTGTGGTATTGCATTGAAGAAGCAATATTCTTCTTTCCTGTCAGTTTAGATATTTTTGAAAGGTTCATGAAAAATTTAAACTTCTTTTGAGCGGTCTGACCATCTTCATAGATGACAGTCGAATCGTAAGACAATTTCCCTTTCCAGTTCCAAAAGTAGTAAAGCATTGACGATGTTCCTTGCCCTTGCATTTGGAAATTGGTAATCGTCAAACGAAGAAGATTCGTATTGCCATCTTTCGGATAGATTTCCAACGTGCCTTTAGGCTTGTATGATTTACCATACTCATAAGCAGGAAGTGGCTTATCGAAGGTAAACACGTTGACTTTTCCACGCACCTTGTCGAAGTCAACTGTGGTACCGAGCGTATCATAGATGTCATTGTCCAACTTTTCAGCACTCTTTTCTCCTACGGTTGCAAGTGCATTGATGTAATCTTGATGCACGTTTGCAGCATCCATTGCGCTGTCATAGATACGAATAGAATACAAATCAACATCCGCTTTATCTGAGCCAATAACAATGTCACCACCTGAACCTATCTGCATAGAGTCTGTAAGCAAGTAGGCAAACTTACGAGCTTCAATACCATCAATGTAGAGGTACACGAGGTTAAGGTAATAGGTATTTCCATTCAAGACGTAGGTGTACTTCTTAGGACTAATTACGAGTGCAAGGCGAATGCGTACACCATCATCAGTATTCATAGCCTGCACATCAGCATTACGCTCACTACGAGTTGCGAACATAATAGAAGACGGCTTAACCTTCAATCCGATATACCCCTTCTGATAAGGCATAGCGATAGAGATACACTCTGTATCGTAATCAGACGTATTGTTAATCTGATAGTCTATCTCAATGGTCTTACCGCTTTGTGCTGCTTCCTTGGCGAATGGTTTGTAATCGATAGTCAATCGAGAACCAGCGAGCAAGCGCAATGTGCGTGCGCCCTCATCATCAGTTACCCAGCCGTCACGAGAGAAGGCTACGTTCTGCCAATTAGAACCTACATGATCAGAGTTGATGAGATTGCGAAGAATGTTGCGGTCGGTGTCAGTGTTGTTTCTGTTCTTCGCATTGAAATAAAACACCGCTCCAGCAGTAGCAGAGTAACCCTGCGAGTTATCCACTGGGAAAGGAATTGCATCACGCAAACGCACCTCGTCTGTTGGGAGAGTTCTGAATCCGATTAACGCTGTAAAGTCAGAGTTATCGATTGTCTCGACCTCAAGAGATAAGGTATATTGCATCTTGGTTTGTGTCAGTGTGTTTTTAGACACATTCTCTTGAAGGATCTCGTTATCTTTCTTCATCAAGATTGACAGTGGTGTCGTAACAGCCTTGCCGTCATATACAGCATATTCCAACACCTTGTTTTCATACCAGTTCAGCAGCTTCTCTGCCTTTTTATTGACGACTACCATCTTCACAGCTTCGTTATTAGCCACCGCCATAAAGTCGTAACCTACTGGAGTAGTCTGAACGGTGTTGTCTTCATTAGATAGCCAAGCAGACAGATGGAAAAGACCTGTCTTATTCGTAAATGGAACGGTGTAAGCGACAGGCGAAGATGTATAGGTTGCAGTTCCGAACTGTCGCTCATACGTCTGTTCGTATCCTTCACCCGTAATTTTCACGTGCAGCGTCTTCGAGATGTTACCACTGATATAACACGGCAGCACAATATCTCCCTGGTAGGCTTTCCACCAGTTAAATTCTGATATTGAAAGGAAGAGCGCAGACAACGTAATCGAATACACCAACGCAGGGGAGGTCTGACCAGTAACCTCACCTGTAATTTTTACCATAATATTATTTTGTCCACTCTCTAAGAACTTGAACACATCAACAGTGGTAATCGTATTAGACTGACATCTACCACGAGCCTTACTAACGAAAGTTCCATCGCCAGCCTTAGCGAAGATTTCGTATGTTCCCCACTCACCGCTATCAATATAATCCGACTGTCCGACATCCTTAGTGCGAGACACAAACATAAACTTAATCGTACACTCGCCTGCTGACTTAGAGGCTGAGAGCGTAGTAGAAGGAGATTGATTAACAGCACGGAGATAATAGAGGATAGTCTGCTGCTGTCCTCCACCACCTTGCCCAAGATTAAGTTCAGATAACTTCATTGGAACCCACTGATCACCGTTCCATACGAGTACACACGTCTCGGAGGTGAGTTCGTCAACCTCAGTATTTACATTTGAAATCTGTCCGAGCGTAGGACGGTTCTTTGCAATCGTCTTCTTCACACGGTCCTCCTCAGAGTTCTGTGCGTCGATTAACTCATTGACCTTTTCGGGCAACTTGTTAAACTCATCAGCGGTCAACCGACCGCCTGTCTGTTTATGTTCTAAGTAGAGTTTTTCTATCGCCATATTAAGATAGCTTGAATGGGAATGTATAAGTAAATGCGTTGTTACCCTCTACCTCGACACCATGCGCAAGAGATAGAGCATGACAGATGATATCTTGAAGAAGTTTAGGGTGAGAGGATGAATAACTCTCACCCGTATTGTCTTCGATGCCACGGATAGAAGCTTGTACGAAGCGATTATCCTTCGTGCGACTTTCTGATATATATACCTTGATGTGCTTCATCAAACACGTTTATTTTCTTCTGTTGAAAATCTTGAGAAGGAAGCCTTTTATACTTGGCTTAAACTTTAGCCCAAAGACAACAATAGATAACACAAGCAAGCCCATTATAATTTGCCACCATCTGAAAGGTTCTGCTATCTGTACCTGATCAACGTGCTTATCTTTATGTTTTTTGTTTTCAGTGAAGTTGACTTTCGTATTAGTCTGCTTGTTAGCAGCACTATCCTTTTTCTCTGACAGTCCTCTCTTTTCGTTTCTGCGGCTTTCAATTCGCTCTTTAATCGATTTCAAACCACGATTAATTATGATGCTGCCGTCGGCTTTATATTCAACCATTGGCACTTCGCTCCCGACATTTGTGTCGGTAGCAAAACTATCCACCAGGCAAGGGACTTCAAAAACGAACTCACGTATGACACTTGTTAGTTCGTCGATGTTAGTTGTGTCGATGAGCGATATATGCTTTTCGTTTCGTTCCGTTGTCACCTGCTCACTATTATACGTTTGCTTGATGCTTTCAATTGCAATTGACTTCTTAGTCCGACAGCCAACGCACATCGTTATAAGGACGCAAATTAACAGTTTACACGATGTATCTATAAGTCTATTCATACCTTTTTCGATTTAGGTGAGGGAGTTTTTTTTCCTCACTTTGTTACACTTTAAGTTTGAAACATTGTCTTCTTTGCTTGCCGTCGGCATTCTTGTAAGCGACATGTACCCATCGAGAAGTCTTACTTCTTTCTACGATAATTTGATCGTAGGAGTACCCCATTTTGGAGAACTCGTTAGCCATGAAACGTTCAAACTCTGCCTGCTTACCATTGACAGGTTGCAAGTCAGCAGCGTAGCCCTCTACATGTGCAGAGTTTTTCACACCTCCTACAGCCTTGTTCAGTTCTGGTGAGCGGTAGCCACTTGTTACACGGATAGCAGGGTTCTCGATTTTGTGACGCTCACAATACTTACCCCATTCAGAACGAATACTCTCTAAGAGGGTAATCGTCTCGGTAAGGTGAACCTTTACGATAGAAGGAGGGTTATTGCTTATCTTGAGTTGTTCAGCGGTACTGGACTGCACCAGCTCCGCAAGTGTAAAGTTTGCCATACTATTCTTCTATTTTTTGATTTACATTTTTCTCTTCACCAATGTAGTCAGCGACATACTGAATGACTTTCTTAGCATCTCTATCTGAAGCTGCACTAACTACTGACTGAATGATGCGCTGCATATCAGCAGCAGTGCTCTTTCTCTCTCTTGCATGTTCAATGAGACTCTTTGTTTCTATGATGAGTAAGGCAGCAGAGAACAGTAATGTACAGATAGGAAATGTCTTAACACCTATCAGAGAACAAGACGTGAAAATCACTACGTCGATGATTAATGCGATAAGGAGAAATCGCCAGTACTCACCAATCTTACCAAGCGTCTTACGCATAAGGTGCGAAGTCAAGGGCTTCTTCAACTTGTTTTGCGTATAAACTCTGTCCCACAAGTCAATGAAGGCAGCGCTGACTACCAAAGCCCACATCACGACACATGTTATAAGATGTGTCGCTACAGAGTGAATAAACTCTGGTGTAAACTGTAATTCAACTATATCCATACAAACACCTCCTTTACAATAGGAAAAGAAAAACACCCACAACAGCACCAAGCATACCTGCACATACGTCGAGCCAATCGAACTGCTCCTTTCTGTAGTAGTAATCGACACTCTCTTTTCCTGTCATGACGAAGAATGCTGGTACCAATGCGAAGATTAAGTACGCATCAATAGCATGTAAGGCTTTGCACGCAATCATCGAAACAACAAGACCTGCAAACATGTGCAGATACTTATCGCTACCAATGGCAGCGAGCCTTCCAAAAATCCTGTAAATACAATCTAAACTTTTCATATCACTATTTTATTTAATTAAACATCCGTATTAGGTGCTGGTATAACAGCTGGTGGCTCGTCGCCATTCGAAGGGTTGATAAGATTCCCACCACTATCAGAAGAGAAGTTCTTTCCGCCTAATTCAGAAACATACGACTTAGTAACAACCGTGTCGTAATAAACGGACCGCACAGAGTAAGACATCTTTTGAGCTACAACCGCACCTCCACTTGTAGAGCCTATCTCGAACAGTCCACCATAAATCATTCCTCCTGTCTCTCCAATCTTCAGTGTGATCGGAGTTGTAGCTGCTATTATAGCCTTATCGTCGCCTGTGTACTGCTTTCCTAACTGTAAGGTTACACGTTCATATGAATTATCATTCAGTGTAGCAGTCAACTCAATATCACCACCTCCATAGGTATTCTGTTGAAAACCTCTATTGGTGATTTTCACAATGATATTAACACCGAGATAAGCCTTACCATCACGCTTGCTAACAAAGTATCTGCTGGCATTAATCAACTCCATATCAACTCCATACTTATTCACTATGCCACGATGATTAAGCATTACCTGCGGCTGTCCGAGTTCATTCGCAAGAATGATGTTCGGATACCCGTCAACTTCACCGAAGTAAATTGAACCGTGTTCACATCGCATAAGTACACGAGAAGCATCAATTGTTCCATCTGAAGCTACGAGCGCAACCTTACCATCTGGAGTCTGGACCTTAAATCTATTAGCAACAATATCAAAGGTGCTATTCTCACCATCCAAGTGCATTCCCACCGATTCAAGCCCCGTGCGGAGGTCACGAATGGCAGCGTCAATCGTCTTATCGACCACTTTCAGCTGTGCCTCAAAATTCTTCGTGGTGTACGCCTGTGCCGACTGCCAATCTGCAATACTAAACTCTTCACCCTTTTTCTTTGGCTGAATGCAAACAAGTAAGTCGTTGATATACTTATCTTCGAAGGTAGCGTTGCTCCACTGGTCGCCTGCATCGTATGGAGGAACTGGTATAGCTTGCACGAACACTCGTCGCTTACCATCCGCTGTGTCCTGCGCACGTTGTGCTGCTTCAAGAGACTTCAACACATCAGCGTCTGTTATTTCTTTCCAAGCGAAAGACCCATCTTGATTTTTCTCGAATGAGTATGAACGACCGCCTCCTGTCTCAGCATAACTTCTATTATAATAGAGGTCGTGCAAGTGCATCTCTTTCGTTTCGTCATCCGTCCATTCATTGGCAGGCTCATTCGTCAAAGTAGGAATGCCGTCGCCAAAACAAATCAAAAATTGGTGGTCTGTTTGCTCTTTCACCGAGTCAATACGACTCTGCATTGACGACAGATAATCTTGCAAACGGATATATTCGCCTTGGCGTGAGGGATCCTCAACACGTATCTCGAAGTTCTGCTTATCGAATAAGAAGATAGGATGAGGAAGTGTAAAACTATTGATACCCTTTATAATCTTAAAGTAAGGTGCATCCTCACCTGCTGATGACTGTATGATAGCACTCTGACGATCTTCATCTGTGAGGTGCCCCAGCTGCACAACTTCGTCACCCACCTGCGGAGTATCACTACCACTTGCGTAGTCATCTACATTCGTATTGTCAGCGATATCGACATAATCAGTACCAACAGCGATGACACGACGATGCCAATAGTGATTAGACAACTGACCGTCTGCATCAATCAAGTTGAATGTTTCGCACAGCGCAAGGTCATCCACTCGCATAGAATTATATACTCTACGACCCTCACTATCTTGCTGGCGGAAGTAGCATCGCCACGCACGTACAATCCTCTCTATCTTAGATATCACAAAGCTACCAGCAGAGTTTACTATCTTGCCCTTGATGTGAGAGGTATTCATTATCTCAACCTCCTCTGCTGTGAGTTTGCGATGCACGTGTAGGTATTCTGCATCTATATGCCAGGCACCTTGTTCGTCCTGATAGATAGACACGCCAGACTCGCCACGCACCGATTTACCAAACACGATACCCTTCATGAAGGTAGTCAGTGCATTAACGATTGTATCTTGATCTGTTCGAACGATTTTCTCCCAATCGACACTCTTAGGGTCGAGCATGCGAGCATACTTCGCCTCGTCAGCTAAGCCAGCGAGTATCTTCTGTGCATCCAAGGTGAGGTAGCCACCAATGCGGTCGAGCGCATTCAGTACCGACATGTTGTCGTGGCGGTGTCCGAAGGCACCATCACCCTTGTAAGCAGCGGTGACTTCACGAGAGAACCACTCAAGGATAGCTTCAGCTGTGGTAATATTCCACTTGTCAGAGTAAGGACTCTGAATAGGAAACA